CTTCAGCACCATCCAGGCGACGGGGCACTTCCTGGATATGGAGCACAAGGCCGCCTGCCGGGACAGCCGGGACGCGGTGGTGGGCTTTTTGAAACCGGAACGGCAAGCCAGCCGATTGCGTTATCACCAGGGCCAGACGCAGCATGCATTCGCCATCTGAAATGAAGGCTTGCCGTGGCGAACGGACGTGCTCGCCACGGCAAGCTGCACAAATTCCGAAGAAAAACTTCAAATCCCGGCGCACATCTGGTACAAAGTCAGCCGCTCTGAGCGGGTGTCGTATAATGGCATTACTCCAGCTTCCCAAGCTGATAACGAGGGTTCGATTCCCTTCACCCGCTCCACTATTTTCAGGGTCTCCAGCGGTGCTCATTCGTCATCGCAGTCAGTTGGGGGACGTTTTGGGGGACGTATTCATTGTCACAGAATAGCGACCCCCTACAGACCGTGCAGTTCATGAAAACTCACGGGGATCTGTTCGACAAACACCTCCTTCCAGATCTTGACGATCAGACTGCCTTACTCAAAGCGCATCTTTTGATTGAAGAGATGCTCAGAGACTTTTGCTACAAATCAGTGCGCTCACCCGAACACCTCCGTAAAGCCCGCCTTAACTTCACACAAGTCACCAAGCTCGCGAGATCACTATGTGCCTTTGACTCTGCACAGCTCGGTCATGTGTGGGGGATGGTAAAGCTGGTGAACGACCTAAGGAATTTCATGGCTCATGAACTTGAGCCTGACGTAATCAAGTTCGAAACGTGTCGGGACTCATTGATCAAGTCTTCTGGACTCAAACAGACTGAAAGTGATGGCTCACCGGTGAAACGTCTGGCTCCCAGCTTGAGCTACCTCTGCGGAGCGATGTCCGCGATGCTACAGGTCTCGTTAGCGATCCAATTCCCTGACGATTTCGCGACCGACTGAACGGAACAGACGCAAAGAGTCAGCACAGTTGAGCCGACCTCCTACAGGTGCCGATCCTAAAATCCGCCGGGGTCCGAAAAAATAGTAATATTAGTAATATCCACTCTGAAAAACGGCCACAGCCCTTGTCTATCAAGGCTTCCAGCGGTTTGGGGGAGGGCGATATTTAAGCGATAGGAAGGCGATAGTATTACCTTTCTTAGAAGCTATATTTCTATTCCTTAAAACCCAATGAATCCGGGGGTTTGACAGAAATATTACTTTTCATATCGCTTCATATTACCTTCCCTTGTAATACCAAAAGCCCAGTAAAACCGTGGTCTCCAGACCCATTACCACTCCCGTATAGCTGATATCGCTCTTTTCGAAACGACCACCCCTCACTTAAGAATCAATCTCAATAGAACGACGTTTTTTCAGGGGCCCTAATCGGTTGCACAAAGTGAAAATTGATCGTCGATCGTGTTCAGTTCTGTGAAATCCATCAAACACGCCTCAACCCCCCTCAGTCGTGGCCTGCAGGGAATTCAGCCTGCCCCCGCCTCCAGCCAATCTCCGCCTCAAAAAGATCGTGCGCGTTTTTGAAAAAACACATAAACCCACCTTTTAAAACGTTTTTGCCCAATGAAACCGGGGACTCCACCGATACCCTGTCCGTGACCAACCTGAGCGCTCCTGTGCAATCGCGCTGCATTTCCCTTCAAAACTTTGCACTTTGTGAAATGGCCGATCCCCTGCAGAGCCCCACGGCCCGCCTGGGCTAGAGGTTCGTTTGCACTACATCCGGACTTGCACAAAAAAAGGACACAAAGCCCGTCGGCGGGAGGGGGATAAGTGCTTTTTCTCCCAGTTTTTTCTTGCTCACGCGGATTTCGAGATTGCCGCCCGGTCGGCACTTCGTCGGATCAGCGCCCAGCCAAACACACACGGCAATATACTGTACTCATATACAGTATATTGATGAACCAGTAGGGCCAACGCGATGACGAGCGCAAGTGACTTCACACAGAGCAGTACGACCGCCTTTTGGCGAGAGCTGCTGCGAGATGAGGCTGCATTGCTGCGCCACCCAGGGGCACACCATAAAAAGCTACTTGACGCGGCACACGCACTGCATAGGGCTCAGCTGATTGATAGTGATGATCTGGCCGATCTACTTGAGCAAGCGGATAGTGCACTGGAGTATGCCGTGGAGGCGCTTCTGGATGAACCAGGCGACCACTAGGGGGGAATTATCATGCACATGCTAGTGACCCCGATGCGCTGCAAGGGCGTGGCTTTGGACCCACAAGAAAGGAGGCGTTATCCGGCGATCAGGGGTGACGTACTTGTAGCATCCGCTACAAGCAACGAGCTTGGCCGAAGCTCAAATGTAGCGCGGGTATCGAAGGGGATGCCGTTGGAACCTGATCCACTGCCTCGGTTGCTCGATGCGAATTTATCCGGAATGGCCCCGAACGGTTTCGTGCTGAGCGGCATTGAGTACGTCGACGGATGCGCTTATGCGCAGTCCTGGTGGTGCCGTCTCGCTTAATAGCTCAGGGCAAAAGAAAACAGAGGCCGAAGCCTCTGTTTTTTTGTTGCCTTACACCTGCTGAAAGATTTTGAATAAGCGGAAAGCCCAGTAGGCCGTCTGCAAAATCCGAATCACTTCTTCAGGGAGGTAGCGCGCAATGAAATTTTTCATTGAATATACTCCGCTGCTTAGTAGGCCACACCATTAGTGAGTGTGGTTCTTCCACGCTACCTGGCAATACCCGGCAGACTCCTATTCAACTAATCAACGAATACCGTTAATTACGGACAATACATTCGAGTATTCGAACACCGTAACTAACGACAGTTGAAAAGTGATCACGCTTGACGGAGTCGGCACAGAGCAATAGTCTTCGGACTGTGAGATACAAAGATTTGCTTCAGTAGCGCTTCTGGGGAGAATCCTAACACAGGATTCAAGCTAGGGAAGTAGCTGAAGATGCTCCATCCGGGCCCGCCATTGTGCGGGCCTACTCATTTCTGATGGCCGGCCACCTTAGCGTTTTGCAGATATCTCGCTAAGTACCGGGGTTTCAGGGTGAAGCTTGATCAAATATGCTTAGCGCTTGCTAAACGCTTACTGAAACATCCTGAAACATTTCTCTCGACGAAACTAAGATGGCCGGCCGAAGCATATAACTCGCCGGCCATAACTTATGATGGCCGGCCGACTTACATGTCGTCTTTAAACGACAAGTCAATACCATCAAACTGCTGTCAAACTTAAATCTGGCAACTGGTCTACAGGGTGATTTCTTTAGTTTTTGATAGCATTTTTGCTGCGAGAACCGAGTTTTCTGTAAAAGCAGGGGCATTACTTGGAACTGGTGTGGATCCGTGCGTATGGCCAGCCAGCTGTACATTCATCTGCTGCATCAGGTCGAGCAGATCGCAGAGCACCTGCAGCACGTTTACCCCTTCAGATCCTAACCAGGTCTTGGGCGCGGCCATTCGTTGGCTGACCGCTGCAACGCATTTACGCATCCCCTGAATCCTTTCCTCCATATCGCCGCCCACCGTGGCGTTATGCTTCTGCCCCACAACCAGATTCAAGTCACGCCCGGTCGCCTGGTGCAAATCATCCACCGCCGCAAGGCTCGCGGATCCGCCCGACAACAGCTTGAGCGCGCCCAGCGCCTCGATCTTCTTGATCCCACCCACAGACTCGGTGGAATGATCGTCCACTGTCCTGGTGTGACTCTGGAAGCTCTCAGTGTTCTGCATCGCCTCCACTTCCCGTTCGATCGCCTTGTCCTGGATCTTGCCGTCGGTTTGGCGCAGCCAGTTGCCGTCGGCGTCGACGCGCTGCTGGCAGGCCTCGCTGTGCTGCCACACCTGGTCACCCTTCGGCACCCGGGGCAGGCTCAGCCCGTGTGGCAGGATCTGGGTGATAAAGGGTTTGTGCGGCAGACCATAGGCAAAGCTGACCACCACGGTGGTGCCCTCTTCCGGAAAGCCAAACATGCCAGCCTCTTGCCCGCCCATCGGTGCCGGCAACGGCAAGCCGGTCAGGATCGGCAGCGCGGGATCTGGCTCGCCATCGGGCAGCAGCACTTCCACGTCGACGCCAAAGCGCGGCCGGAAGTCGTCGCACAGACCAGGTGCGGCCGGTGCATCAGGCACGGCCACCACGCGGCCAAAGCGTGGCAGGTGGTAGCCGCCGGTGAGTTCGGGGAATTGCCGCTCTACGCTGCGACGGATTGCGTCATCCATTTGATCGCCATTTGATTGCCGGCAAGGGTCACGCTGGTGATCCTCTCGCCCTGGTTGATGGTTGCACCTGGTCGCAGTCCGGGAAGGGCCGCGATCATTGCGCTCTGGTTACCCTGGTAGCCGTCGAACAGTTCGACCGGCAGCTGCAGCGGCGGGCGGATCCCGAAGAAACTATCGGCCCAACTGCCCACAAACACTTCGCCGTCGCCCTGCTGCTGCCAGATAAAGTCGGGGATGCTGAATACGCTGGCCAGGCTGTCCATCGCCAGGTAGCCGGCGGCCAGGCTGTAGAAAAACGGGGCTTTGACCTTGGCGTAGCCCTTGTCCGGCACGCGGAAGCGCAAGCCGGTCTTGTCGCTGACCTCGGCCAGCACGCCCTGCAGGTCGACGTGTCGCAGGTTCAACGGCATAGGCTGCGACAGGATCGCCGCCAGTTCGCGGCAGACCAGGATCTGCTGCACGCTGTTGATCGCCGTCGAGCGTTCAACAAAGCCAATGAAGTGGCGCTGCAGCGGGCCGTCGTTGTAGCCGACATCGAGCATCACCAGACCTTTGACTGGGGCGCCGGCCTGGATGGTGAAGGTCGCCCGGCCGGGGCTTTTGATGTCCAGCCGAACTTCATCCTTAACCAGCGGGTACGGCGTGCCGC